CGAACGCGCCGGCTCAGGCGGTGCCGGCTTCTTCTGACGAAAGCGAGTCGATGACAACGACGTTGAGCGCAAGCGACGCGCTGTCTGTCATGGCCGACGCGCGGACGTTCCGCTCATACGAGCGCAACCGCCTCGAGCGAATATTCCAGTACCTCCGCGACCCCGATCTGGCGACGTCATATCGGCACGGCTGGTCGAACATGGGCCCGCTGCATTGGCTCCGGTCGGACACGCCGAAGGATGTCCTGCGGCTTGCGGAGATGTCCCGCGTCAACGTCACCCGGTTCGTCGTCAACGCCGCCACACAGGTGCTCTACGTCGACGGCTACCGCTCGCCGAAGTCAAGCGACGACCAACCTGGTTGGAGCGCCTGGCAGAAGAACAAGATGGACGCGCGCCAGATCGGCATCCACCGCGCGGCACTGAGCTACGGCGCAAGCTACGCGACCGTGCTGCCGGGCGACATCGCACCGGTTATTCGCGGCGCGTCGCCTCGACGCATGACCGCCGTCTACGGCGACGACGACATGTGGCCGGAGTACGCACTTGAACTGCGTGACTCGCCGACACCGAAGCACAACCAGTGGCGCCTGTACGACAGCAAGAACGTCTTCATCATCGACGAGGACGAGCGCGGTAACTACTCGATCCTCGACACCAAGGCGCACAACGCTGGCGTTTGCCCGGTCGTTCGCTATGTCTCGTCGGTAGACGACGACGGTGTCATCGAAGGCGAGGTGCAACCGCTCTTCGCGCTTCAAGACCAGATCAACGTTACGACCTTCTCGCTGCTGACAGCGCAGCACTACGGCGCCTTCCGGCAGCGCTACATCCTCGGCTGGGTCGCGGACTCTGAGCAGCAAGCGCTTAACGCAAGCGCGCGCAAGCTCTGGACGTTTGAAGACCCGGACGTCAAGGTCGGCGAGTTCAACCAGACTGACCTGAGCGGATACATCGCCAGCCGTGAAGCGACGCTGCGGCACCTGTCTACGGTGTCACAGACGCCGGCTCACGAACTGCTCGGCGAGCTCGTCAACATGTCGGCCGAAGCGCTGGCACAAGCCGAAGCCTCGTTCTGGCGGCGGATTGACGAGCGGCAGAAGACGTTCGGCGAGTCACACGAGCAAACGCTTGAGCTCTGCGCCATGTACGATAGCAAGTCTGTCGACCCTGCCGCCGAAGTTCGTTGGCGCGACAGCACCAACCGCTCGCTCAGTCAGACCGCCGACGCGCTCGGTAAGCTCGTCACCGGCCTTGGTGTCCCGCCGCAAGAGTTGTGGGAGCTCATCCCCGGCATCACGCAGGCGCAGATCGAAGCCTGGAAGGTCGAGGCGAGCAAGAGCGACGCCATCGCTCAGCTCAACGAGATCCTCACCAAGCAGACGGCCAAGGTGCCTGAGCCGGAACCGGATGCAACGCAGGTCTCATCGCCGGTCTCCGAGTCTGGTCCGACGACGCTGAAGGCGCCGGTACCCGCAACAGCCAAACCGACGCCGCTCAACATGCCGCAGAAGCGGCCGTGACGGTCGCGTCAGAACTGACGGCCGGCCACTACCGGGCGCAACTCGCGATCAAGGCACACGCCGTTCGCACCAGTCACAGCCTTTGGTCGACGTGGGACGGCGAGCAAGGCACATGGGCGCGGCTATTGGATCTGTCCTTTCCGATTCTCGGCCAGCTACACCACCTCAGCGGCCAGACGGCACGGCAGTACTACAGCCAGCTCGCGGCTCATGTTGCCGGCAAGGCCGACCGCGCGTTGCCGGTGCCAGAGCTTCCACAGGAACAGATGGCGCGATCGCTGACGACAACCGGCCTGGCCGGCACGTTCGCTGCGAAGTCTCGTGGTCTGACAGCGGACGCCGCAAGACAGATCGGCTTCGTCAAGTTCAGCGGTTCGTTCTCGCGCCTTGCGCTGCTCGGTTCGCGCGATGTGCTCGTGTCGACAGTCGCCTCGCCGGATTCGCACGCGACGGCTTGGCAGCGCGTCACGTCTGGCGACCCGTGCGACTTCTGTGCCGGCCTCGCTGGCGTGCGCTCGACCGCCGACGCATTCCAAGCTCACGACCACTGCTCGTGCACTGCGGAACCGCTCTTCACCTGAGCGGCGCAACCACCCAAACGCCCGACACGGGCAGGTAGGAGAAGGCCGACATGGCCGACGACAACACCGACACCACTGGCACCGAACCCGACGGCAGCGATGCAGGCGGCGGCGCAACTCCGACGCTGGAAGAACTGATCGCCGAGCGGGACAAGTGGAAGGCGTTGAGCCGCAAGCACGAGTCGCAGGCGAAGACGAACTCCGACGCCGCGTCCAAGCTCAAGGAGCTTGAGGACGCGGGCAAGACCGAAGCCGAACGCCTTCAGGCCAAAGCTGACGAGAACGAGAAGAAGGCGGCAGCCGCCGAGGCGAGAGCGCTCCGGCTCGAAGTTGCTGCTGCCAAGGGTTTGACTCCGGCGCAGGCGAAGCGCCTGGTCGGAGCGACCAAAGAGGAGTTTGAGGCAGACGCCGACGAGCTGCTCACCACTTTCAAGCCGGCCGACACGGCAGGCGGGTCCGACACGGACGAAGAGGCCGAGACCACCACAACGGGTCGGCCACGAGAAGCGCTGCGCGGCGGCACCACCTCGTCAACCGGTGACGAGAAGGAAGCGCCGATCGACGAAGCGCTGAAGCGCATCCACCCGATCACCTGACCGACTTGAAAGAGGTAACCGCCAACCATGGCTAACACCTTCCTTAAGCCGACTCGGATCGTCGACGCCGGACTCGCCGTCCTGGCTCGCGATCTGACTCTGCCCAACCTGGTGTGGCAGAACGCAGCCGGCGACTTCGCCGGTGCGCTCAACGACACCATCTCCATCCGCGTGCCGGCATACGCCAGCGCGCACACCCGCGCTCTGCGTTCCGGTGCCGCGCGTACCCGCGACTACGTCGTGGAGCGCAAGGTCGACGTCACGCTGACCACGGACGTCTACAAGGACGTGGAGATCACCGACGAGCAGCTCACGTTGGACATCGTCGACTTCACGAACCAGGTCCTCAACCCGATCCTTCAGGGCATCGGCATCAAGCTCGAGGACCAGCTCGTCGCCGAGATGACCGGCGCGACCTACCACACGGACCTGACCCCGGACGGGACCGACCCGTACGGCACCGCCGTCGATCTGCGCACCGCGCTGAACGACGCTCGCGTGCCGTTCGCTGGCCGCTCGCTCGTCGTCGGCTCCGCGTGGGAAGCCAAGATGTTGAAGGACCCGAACTTCGTTCGCGCGTCCTACCGCGGCGACAATGGGGCAACCCTGCGCACCGCCAACATCGGCGCCATCGCAGGCTTCGAGGTCTTCACCTGCCCGGCCATCACGCCGAAGGAGATGTACGCCTTCCACAAGTCGGCGTACGTCCTGTCGAGTCGTGCGCCGATCGTTCCCGCCGGTGCGCCTTACGGCGCCTCCGTCGCGAGTGACGGCTTCGCCATGCGGCTCGTCCGCGTGCTCGACCCGACCGCGATCGTCGACGTTCTGGCGACCGACTCCTGGGTCGGCACCAACATCGTGACGGACAACGGCTCGTTCAACTCGGACGGCCAGTTCATCCCGAGCGACGACGGCGCAGGCACGGACTACCTCGTCCGCGCCGCCCGGGCCACGATCACCCCGTGATCCATGGCGGGAGAGCCGGAGCCACAAGCTCTAGCTCTCCCGCCTAGATCGTGACCACTTCACCACCAAGTAAGGCAGGGGCATGAGCCGGCGGCAGAACATCTCCGTACACGTCGAACTCGGCGAATTCGACATCGTCGTCGACGTGATTGCTCCCGGCGCCTACAACCCCGACCAACTCGACGACATGACGGTGCGTGCAGAGCGACTTCTCGCCGCCGCTGCTCAGCGGCACGCCGAACTCGCATTCGCCGAGGACGACGAACCGCTCGACGACGAGTACGAGCACGACGGCAAGGCTCCGGCCGGCGACCTGGTCACCGGCGTTCCTGACTCGACCTGATCTTCAGGAGGCGCGCGTTGTCTGACCGCCGACGCGTCGACGCGTGCCTGGACGAGATAGCTCGCCTACAGCGCGCGCTTCTCGCGGTAGAGGCGCAACTCGCAACGATCGTCGACGCGCGGTGCGAGGTCATGGAGAGCCAGATCCCGTCGTCGCCATTCGAAGCGCTGCCGCCAGCGAATCCTGTCCGGGCGACGTTTTGGCCCCGCTTCCTACATGAGTAAGAGGTGAGGGCCATCTGTCGGCAGTGCGCACGAGGCATGTGCCGCCGATGCACTGGATTCACTTGGTACTTCTGGACGCGCATCCCGTGTGGCTGCCGTAAGCACACAACAGGAGAGGCAGCATGAGCGCCCAAACGTTCTACGGCGACGCCGCCTCCGTCCTCATCCGCACCGGCATCGACTTCAGCGACTTCAACCTGGCGGACGCTCCAGCGCTCACGACGTACCTGGAGGGCCTCCTCGGCGAGATCTCTGACACTTTCGACCGCTACCTGCGCACTACGTACCTCGGCGTTGTCGACGTCAATAACAACCCCGTGCCTGTGCCGGCCGGCTTGAACGGCATCGCGAACGACGCCTGCGCCTACATCGTCGCTCAGCAGATCGCCAGCCGGCAGACTCCGGTCGTCCGCGTCGACGACTTCCGCATCACCGTGTCGACCTCGACCGTCCTCACCAACGACATCAAGGACCGGCTCAAGCTCTACGCGGCTGGCCGTGGCGCGGTGTCCGTCGATCTCGGTCAGGACATGCTGCGCGACCTGCCGATCATCTTCACGGCCGACCAGCTCGACGCAGATCCCGCCGACCTGCCGTGACCGGCGCGCGCCTCGACATCACGTTCGAGGACGAGGCGGTGCTTCGCTCGCTCGGCGAGCTGGAGCGCGCCATCCGTGTCGACCTGGTGGGCAAGGCCGCGAAACTCGT